TCGTCACCAGAACCGCCTCTTGCTTCAGTATAAGTTGTTGTGCCAGGAGCGGCATCAAATTCACCAAAGTATTGCCATCTGCGTGTGCCAACAACGCTTGTTGCGCCTGTAAGATGGGCAGATTCAAGAATAAGAGATGTCGTATTTGTAACAGAAGCAACGATACCAACTCTACCATCAATTACGAGTTGATCACCAACTGTAATTGTGTTTGAGAAGTCTGTGCCTGTACCTGTAACAACTGTGCCACCAGCGGCAACTGTTACGAAACCTGCATTTGAAGACCATGCAGTTGATGTTGGGCAAGAAGAAACTTTAAGAGAGTTTCCGATTGCGCCTGGGTACTTAGCCATCCAAGGACCAACGTCAAACGATGCAGTATCAAGATATGCATCATCATTTTTAACGAGTTGTCCTGTTCCAGCAGTACCAGAACCTGTAGTTGCTTCAGCAGTAGCATTCAGAGCATTGGCAGAGCCAACGACACGGGTAACATACATTTGCTGAGAATAACCAAGAAAGTTTGATGCGGAAAGAAAATCGACCGCATTTGTTGAGTTTGGTTGACCAAATTTTGAAACGAGATCGGCTTCGGATTCTACCAAAGTTGGATCTTCAACAGGTCCCCAACGGAATTGACCAACAAAAGCACCAGCAGTAGTAGCGACTGCTTGCTGAGAAGCAACCAGATCCTGCTCTGTGATTTTAATTCCTGGTGAGATGAGACTTATAGCCATTGATTTCTCCTTGTTATAATAATGTTTTTTGTTGCTTGATTTTCATTTTATTTATAAAAACTCTGATTTAGATTCTGTCCAGACTTGACCACTCGCATCTTGATATACTGATTCTTCTAATCCATCATTTATAAAACCAAAAGGCGCTATTTCTTGTTCAATTGACTGTATTCGAGTTTCATATAATTCTTTTCTTATGTTAATATCAGTCAATTCTTTGAAATATGGATTGGTTGCAAGCCATGAAAACAGTACAAGACCCATCACTAAATCATCATTATAACCTTCATCTGCGGCATAACTGCTTCTTTTTTGAATAAAAGTAGAAATTTCAGAGATTGTATCTGCGTCAGGTATGAGCAATTTCTTCTCTTCAACTAAAGATTTGAAGTTTGAACATCCAATTCGCTTCACTTTTTTATCAGTTATTACTCCTAATTGAGATTTACCACCACCAAATCCACCAGAAACAATTTGACCGCTTGTTGTTCGATTGACGAAAATAATATTGTCATATTCATATTCAGAATAAAGAATTTCTGCGACTTGTTCTGATGAATTAATTTCAATTAAAACATAAGCATTGTTGAATTCTTTAGCAACTTTGTAAATAACTGATGGATATAGTAGAGGACTGATTTGATTGTTTCGATATTTTCCTACCATTTTGTATGGCATCTGAGTGACATCAATAATTGAAAATGCTGAATAGTCACCACCAACTCCTTTTGCAGTATCAGCGACTATCACATAAAAATGATTTTTTTCAACATTTTCATAAATGTCTAGACCATCTTTTCTGTATAGAGGAGAAGACGCTGACATTTGACCAATCGTTCCAGCATCAATGAGAGTCAGACTTGAACCTAAAAATGTACAGAGAACTTCTTGATTGTATTTGAGTTCACCGAGAAGTTTTCTTTGTGTTTCTGCCCACGCTTCATCTCGACCAGGTATCTCCCAGTATGGAATAAAGAGTGGCACAAATCCATTTCTTCCTTCTTGTGCATCATTCCAAAACTTCCAGAAGTGATTGTATCCAAGAGGCGTAGACGATAGAAGAATCTTTGTCGTTTCACCAGCAGAAATTGTAGGATAGACCGAAGTAAAGAATTGCTCTGCAACATTGTTTGGTATGATTGCCGCCTCATCAACGTACAGTAGATTGACGGATTTACCACGAATACCAGAAGTCGAAGTTGCGGCAGTAAAAACAATCGATCCATTCTCTAATTCAATGTCTCCCTTATTCCATGTAGTCACACCTTGTTGCAACCAGATAGGGAGATTCTCATACATGAGTTGATAACGATAAAGAACTTCTCTGGCGGCAGTTGCTTTGTTTGCAAGAATTGCAACTGTTTTACTGCCTTGAAAAAGTGTATACCAGAGAATGTATGCGGCAGAAGTTGTCGTCTTACCTTGCTGACGACCTTCCATAAGAATAACTTTACGATTGTCATGAATGATTTTAACTTTCTTTCTTTGACATTCGTAAAGTTTAAATGGCTGAAGACCGTGATCGAGAGTTACAATTTTACAGTAGTTTTCTATGAAATGTATAGGATCTTTTGCACATTTCATATACTCTTCAATTTGATGCTCTGTAAAACTTAATTGTACTCCAGCCGCTTTTAAATTTACATTACCTAGATACTGTTTTGTTGTCATTGTTTATTCAGAAATTTCTGTAACTCCGTAGTGCTTCCAACAAAGAGAGCATTCTGAATTTGAGTTCCAGATTTCTCTTCTCCCTTTTCTTGTTTCAATTCTTTGGATTTTTTTGCGAGTTCAAGCAAGTCTTTATTTGTGTCTGCAAGTGTTTTAATTAATTGTCCTGCAACTTCGTATGCTCTTGGACTTTCACCTTCTTTTGCGAGATACATAATATTTTCAAGTGTACTCTTTCCGTTTTCAATTAAACCTTTAAGATTACCTCTTGCATATTCATAATCATCATCAACTGAATTGTTTTCAGATACAATCGGTTCATTTGTAGATACAACAACAGGTTGCATAACTGGTGCATATTCAGTTGCTTCGACATCTAAAATATCATCTAATTTTTCTTTTACACTTTTTTTCATAATTTATGTCGTCCATGATGTATTTGCATTAATTGTTTCTGTTATTGAAAAATCTGCACTACCAGCAAATGTTTGAATGCTGACAATTGCTTTTTCGATAGGAACACTATCATCAATCAAATCAATATCAGCACGATTAATGTACTTGTATTTTTGCAATGGTCCAAATAGATAACCTTTAACAACAAAATCCATTTGCCATGTAAGCACTCTTCGTGTGTCAAAATCTCCTTCGTATTGATCATCAAGTGTCACGTTTGTCAATTCAATTGGAACATCCACTTTGATGTCCATTGAAGGAAGAATCTTCATTGTAACTGTCCAATCAGGAGCAAAGAAAGGAATAATCTGTTCTACAATCTGTGCGCCATCTTCAGCATTTTTTACAAGTGCAAACAATGAAAATGTAATGTCATAAGGAACTGGTGTATAAACAAAATCAAAGTCATTGCCTCCAGTATTTACGCCCTTGACATATCGATGTCCTGAATTAAGTTTTCTGCCTGGAGCATAAGAAATGCCAGTCATTTCAAAACCGATACGTGGCAACTGTGTAGAGAACTGCTCTCTTGTAATTGCTGGATCTGTTGTCACTCTGCGAATAAACTTCTGCTTTGGACCATACTCAATTGGCACATTGACTGATTGAATAGGAGTTCCTGCATCGTCATACCGATCTACTTGAATATCATTAAATAAATTACCAAACATAATGATATAACGTCTAAGCGTACCATGGTAATAATCATGTCCGAACATCATGGCTTAGTACTCCCTTGTCAAAGCAAATGGATTTGCTTCAGAGAAGTCGAGAACATCATCATCAACAATGGAACTGGTAATAAAGTCATTATCTGCCGTGTTTGCTCTTGACACGATGGTATCACCTTCTAGTATAATAGTTGTGCCATCCTCAAGTAAAAACTTGGTTTCATCTTCAACAAGAAGTTCATCAAGAACATTTGTAGCAAGACTGTATGTATCTTCAATCGTATCAATCTCTGCAACATCTGTATCAATTCTTTCAGAAGAGTACTCAAAGCGATCACAACGGAGTTCGTATGTGTAAACTTTACCTAATTGAAAGAAGTATTCATTATCTTCACAGAATTTAATTTCATACATTGATTGCACTAATGGCAACCAAATAAGATCACCTTCTCTTGGTCGATAAATGCCTGAGTAGTCGTAGTCAGAAATCGCACGATTGTCAATTGCTGAGAGTTGTGCATCTTGAAAAAGAAGTTCATCTCCTTCTTCAGTTAGAATATTATATGAATACTCAGTCAGTAGACATGGCTTGAGTGCTTGACCAAATCTTTTTTGTGAAACAGAAAATGTGATTTGTTCATCAACTTGAAGACCAAACTTTGAGATGAAGTCAAGTTGTCCACCAAATCCATCGTAAGACTTAATATACATTTCAATTTCAATTGCATCGTCATAAAAAACGGATGCGTCTTCACCATAGAAACGATCAAGATTAACATGAGTTCTTGGAAGATAATAGGCAGGCACGCCATAAATCTTCATCGATTCAATGACTAGGTCTTCAACTAAATCCTGTTCGGAAGTTGTACTGTACTGATTAAAGTGGCGTTTTCTTGCCATTTAGCCCACCATATCTGATACTGGAAGTGAGTAAGAATTGATAACTTCTTCTTCTAGTTTTGTGATTTCATCAACGGCTTCTTGATAGATTGTTTGTCCGTTGAATGATACTCCACCTGGCATTTGAATACCTTCGTATTTCTTGAGATTGTTGCCCCATTGTCTTTTGATTTGAGCAATTGCATATTGCTGAAGCCAACGATCATTCCAGACATCTGTATAAGTTTCTGGATCAACTGCTTCATACGCTTCAATAATGATATACTCACCAACAACTGTTTTTTCAGACCATGCCATGTCGATATAGAGTTTGTTAATGTGACGATTGTACCGAAGTGCTTGTTTGCCAACAAAGAGTTCTTCTGCAAGTGCTACATTTTGAAGCGCCATATAGTAAGGCGCATAAGGACCTGTATTGAATGCATAGAGATCATTCAATGCAATTTGATAACGCAGATTGAAGAGATTGTTTGTAGAGTAAGAATCGCCAATGTCAAAGATGTTGACAACACCAATAATTCTTTCAGGAATTGTAATGTAACGATTTGTTTGATCTTCTTCAGTCACTTGATGAAGAAGAAAAGTTTTATTTGATCCATCAAAATGATAGTCGTAATAGGCTTGCAGAGAGACTTCTATGCAGTCTTCTACTTGAAGATCGTCAACATTGATTTCAATCACAGGCTCACCGAGTCTGCGTAGACAGAAATCTTTGAATTCTTCTCTTGTTGCTGGCTTGTGTACGGACATTTTTTGCCTCCTCTATTGCTCTATTTATAAAGGAGGCAATATGTAGATTTAATCTCTTGTAGGTGCTCCACCCTCTGGTTTTGGATACTTGTCTTTGACTGCTTTGATTTTCTTGTACCAATCAGAATCTTTGAGATCAATACCTTCATCAATTGCGTGCCAGAGCATATCAAGTTGTTCAAAACCATCTGGATATTCTTTGCAACGATCATATGAGTACTGCACATAGGCAGCCAATCTGCTTTGAAAGTCATATTCTTTTTGAATTTCTTCGTCTGTAGGAGGTGGTTTGCCTGTTGGGTCAACCCATCGTGACCATGTGTAGTGACCACCTGAGACTGCGACATCGAACTTTGCTCCAGGTCGGAGTGTCTTGATTGCAGTATCGACACCCCAAGCAAGTCCATCTTTACCATTAAAATTGTTTAGAATTTCATTCACATCCATTGTCATTTATTTACTCCTTCAGAGATTATAAAGAAATTATTTAGTTGATTGCGTAGACTGCTCCGCTTGCAGGTGGTACTGTCCCTACTTTGAGAATGACTATGCCTGAGCCACCGGCGCCTCCTGTAGCACCAGGAGTTGGCCCTACATTATTTGATCCTCCTCCACCTCCTCCAGTACCTGCAGTTCCATCTTCACCTTCAAGTTCGGCTGAAGGGTAAGGTCCTGGGTTTGAAACTGCGCCTCTACCGCCACCACCAACACCACCTAGTGATGCATATGGTGAAATTGG